AGGAAACTATTAAGTCTAGATACCGAGACATCTTTACTTACGAATCTTTCAGTGAAGGAGAGAAGGCTCGTATTGATCTTGCTCTGCTGCTTACTTGGCGAAGCATTGCTAAACTTAAGAATAGCGTCGATACTAACCTCCTTATTCTAGACGAGATCTTCGATGGTTCTCTAGACCAGAATGGTAGTAGTGAACTAGGATGGATCCTTAGAAACTTTGATGATAATACAAACGTATTTGTCATTAGTCATAAGGAGAGTCTAGAAGGGAAGTTTGATAGAACACTTAAGTTTGAGAAGGTCAAGAACTTCAGTGTAGTCAACTTATCATTGGCGGAAACCGATTGACAAACCGTCCACTAAGACCCTCTGGTAACCCCAGGGGGTTTTATAGTATGTTCATCAACCGAGACAGACCATGATTAACCAAGAGATCCGAGGCAACCTGGCACGACTGCTCGCTACTGAGAACCTTGTGGTTGAGCACCGTAAAGTTACCACTGCTTCTTTTGATGTTCTCCGTCGTGTTCTGACTTTGCCTCTGTGGGACAAGGCATCCAACGTTGTCTATGATCTGCTGGTGGGTCATGAAGTCGGTCATGCTTTGTATACACCTTCTGACCAGTGGGACTTTGATGTTCCTAAAGACTTTATTAATGTTGTAGAGGATGCTCGTATTGAGAAATTGATGAAGCGTAAATACGCTGGTCTCAACAAAGACTTCTACAACGGATACCAAGAACTGAATGAGCAAGACTTCTTTGACATTGAAGGAGAAGATCTGGAAAACTTCAATCTGATTGATCGTATTAATCTTCACTTCAAGGTTGGTGCTTATGCTTGTATTCCTTTCAGCACTGAAGAGACTGAGTATGTGAAAAAAGTTGCTGATTGTGAGACCTTTGATGATGTTCTTACTGTTTGCCGAGAACTCAAAGAGTATCTAACTAAACAGAAAAAACAAAACACTTCTGATAATCTTCCTAAATCTTCTGAAGAAGGACAACAATCTCCTACTGTAGAACCAACAGCAGAAACTGATACTGAAGAACCACAGCAAGAAGAAACCCATGATTCCAACGACAGCGATGGTGACGGCGACCGTAATGAAGCCGATCTCGAAACTCTTACATTCGGCAAGCAAGGTGGGGAAGCGTTTGAGTCACAAACTCAGAAAGCTTTTGATGAAGCAGCAGAAGAACTGACGAACGATCGCCTCTATGCTCAGGAACCTGTATATGTAGAGGTTCCCAAAGTGAATCTCAAAAAAGCAATCGTAGATTACGATGATCTTCAGGATTACATTGGTAAATACTGGGGAGACCTTGCTAAACAACGTAGCGAGGACTGGGGTAACATCTTTGAGTCTGTTGATCTCGATTTCAACAACTTCAAGAAATCTTCACAGAAGGAGGTAAACTACCTTGTTAAGGAGTTTGAGTGCCGTAAGTCTGCTGACGCTTACGCTCGTGCTGGTCAATCTAAGACTGGTGTTCTTAATACTTCTAAGCTTCATACTTATAAGTATAATGATGACATCTTTAAGAAAGTGACTGTCCTGCCTGACGGCAAGAACCATGGCATGATCTTTATTCTTGACTGGTCGGGATCGATGGGCAATGTTCTCATGGATACCGTCAAGCAATTAATCAATCTCTGCTGGTTCTGCCGTAAGGTTCAGATTCCTTTTGAGGTTTATGCTTTTACTTACGAGTGGCATGACGGTTTGCTTCAGGGTGATACCGAGGAATACAACTATGAGTATGCTTACGAACGTAAGCACAATATGCTCTCTGTTCACAAACGGTTCCATCTGTTGAATCTTGCTACTTCTCGTAGCAACAGCAAGAGTTTTGATACTAGTATCAACTACTTGTATCGCCTTGCTTACTACTATAGTCGTCACGCTATCTACTACCACAACCCTATGGGTTTGGATCTGTCTGGCACTCCTCTCAATGAAAGTTTGGTTACTCTCAAGACTCTCATCCCTGAGTTTCAGAAAGAGAATAACCTTCAGAAGGTCAACGTCTGTATTCTCACTGATGGTGAAGGTAACAACCTGAGCTATGATGTTGACTTGAATGATTACCTTGGTAACCGTAGTGTCGCTGTTAACTGCTGCCTTCGTGATCGTAAGTTGGGTCGAACCTATCGCCACTTTGATTGGGAGCAGGGTAACAGTCTCTCTACTATTCTCCTTGAGAATCTGAAAGACAACTTCCCTCAGGTCAACTTCATTGGTTTCCGTATTGGTAACGGTAGTGACTTCAGTGATCTGTACAAAGGTATTCATGGTTGGAAGCATGATCATGACGCTGTTATGAAGAAGTGGAGGAAGCAGAAGTCCTGGGAACTCCATGGTCTTGGATATGATTCTCTCTACGTTATGGGTCAAACTACTCTGTCTTCTGACGTTGAGTTTGATGTTGAGGTTGGTGCTAAGAAGACAGCAATCAGCAAGTCTTTCCGTTCTATGCTTAAGGCAAAGACCACCAACAAAAAGATCCTGTCCTCCTTCGCCACAGTCATTTCTTAAACTGTCCACTCTGCCCTGAGTCTGCCCCACTCTGCCCCTATAATTAATTCATCAACAAACAAAGCACAATGCCCCGACTCGCTCACATCGACATGATTCAACTGTTCTCTTTCATTGAGAACAACTATGGTACTGAAGTTGGCACCGCTGCTATCAAGGCAGGTGCTGAGCACATGGGTTACTCTTACGCTACGATCTGTAATCGTATGGAACCCTACAAGACTGGTCGTGGCAAGTGGAACCTGACCATCGAAGAAGCACGTGAGCAACTAGAAGAGATGGTTACTCCCGAACAGAACCTTGTTCCCCAGAAAGACTCTGGTTTCGTTCCGTTCGGTAACTTTACTGACCTCAAGAAAATCCTTGGTTCTGGTATCTTCTACCCTGTGTTTATCACTGGTATGTCAGGCAATGGTAAGACTTTCTCTGTTGAGCAAGCATGTGCTCTCCTAAATAAGGAGTTGATCCGTGTAAACATCACCATTGAAACTGACGAAGATGATCTTATTGGTGGGTTCCGTCTGGTTGACGGCAACACTGTTTGGCACAATGGTCCAGTCATTGAAGCTCTGGAGAGGGGAGCTGTGCTGCTTCTAGATGAGGTTGACCTGGCATCGAACAAGATCCTGTGTCTCCAATCTATCCTTGAAGGTAAGGGTGTCTTCCTGAAGAAGACTGGTCGCTATGTCAACCCTGCCCCTGGTTTTACTGTTGTTGCTACTGCTAACACCAAGGGCAAGGGTTCTGACGACGGTCGTTTCATCGGCACGAACGTTCTTAACGAAGCATTCCTTGAGCGTTTCGCCCTGACCTTTGAACAGGAGTATCCTACCCCTGCTGTTGAGGCAAAGATCCTTAGCAAGATGTGTGATGATGATGAGTTCGTCACTCGCTTGGTTGACTGGGCAGACATCATTCGTAAGACCTTTGATGACGGTGGTATTGATGAGATCATCAGCACCCGCCGACTGGTACACATCATCAACGCTTATAAGATTTTCGGTAAGCGGATGAAGGCAATCCAATCTTGTGTCAACCGCTTTGATGATGAGACTAAGGAATCATTCCTGTCTCTCTATGAGAAGATTGACGACAATGTAGAAGCTACGGAGGAAGCATGAAAGACGAATTTAAAGACAATCGATTTTTGGACGAGATGATTGAAGACGCTCAAGCATATATTGATGCTCAAGAAGAAGAGTTCCATGGTTATCGTGGATCAATTGCCCATCTTCGTGATGGGCGATCTGGTAAAATTCTTGATGGAAAAGGTCTCAAACTATTCCTCCAGGACGTTGACGGAAAACTCTTTGAGTGCTATCATGATGAACTGGATCACATCTTCACCCCTTGATATGACTTTTAAATATAATGAAGAGGAGCTTCTGAAAGAGCTCCGTGATTACGTTACCAGTACGTACAACCAGCACTACTCCGCTGGCAACAACAAAATCCAAACCCTAGATTTGATCGAAGCATGTGGTGATGCTGAGGCATTCTGCCGATCTAACATCCTGAAGTATGCTTCACGCTATGACAAGAAGGGCACTGCCCGTCGTGATATCATTAAGATCCTACACTACGCTTTGCTCCTACTACATTTTTCTGACAAAACCAACGTTACTGAGGAGTATCCTAATCGATGAGTCAACTTTCACTTACACCCCAAACTACATCTGTCCTGAAGAACTTCTCGACAATCAATGGATCTATCATGATCCGTGAGGGTAATGTGTTGAAGACAATCAGTGTTGGTGAGAACATGATTGCTCAGTACACTTCACCTGAAGTGTTTCCTAAGACCTGTGGCATCTATGACCTAGCTCAGTTCCTTCTGGGTCTGTCTCTCTTTGAAGATCCTGGTTTGAACTTTGACAACGATGAGTATGTCACCATCCGTGGTGGTCGTCGCTCTGCTAAGTATTACTTCTCCGATCCTGAGATCACCCTGAAGTCTGCTCCTGATCGTGATGTCAAGTTCCCTGGTGCTGACATGGAGTTCTCCCTGTCATCTGAAGAATTGAAACGACTTCAGAACGCATCTATGATCTACAACTTGCCAGATCTTTCTTTTGTATCTACAGAAGATGGCACGGTTTCTCTAAACCTATGTGACAAAGAGAACGACACTGCTAATGCTTACTCTCAGGAAACCAAAGGCACTGCTACTGGTGCTTATGAACTGTTTCTGAAAGTTGAGAACCTCAAACTGTTCCCTGGTGATTACAATGTGAGGATCTCCAGTAAACTGATTACCGAGTGGCGTCATGTCGGTCACGACCTTGTATACTATATTGCTCTGGAACCATGATTATTGATGATTTTCTATCTCAGTCGTATGCTGATGAGATAGAAAACATCTTGAATTCTCCTAACCAAGAATGGTACTTCAATAGAAATATCTCTCAGGATGATAAGACTAAGAACTTGAACTATGGTTTTAGTTATTGGATCTGTCATCCTGAAGCTGGACTTACCTCCTCACAAATTTCTTTCTTCTTACAACCACTCCTCTTACAAATACAGGATTCTATCCAGGCAAACAAACTTATTCGTTGTCGCTTGGATATGACGGTATGTTCTGGAAAAAAAGTTTTACATGAACCTCATGTAGACATGCCAGGGTTTTCAAACACTACAGCAATTTACTATGTTTCTGATGCTGATGGTGATACCGTGCTGTATAATGAGAAGCAGTCTAGTGATGAGTACACAGTAAAAACTACTGTTACTCCAAAGAAGAATAGGTTGTTTGTTTTTGACGGCAACCTATACCACACTGGACATTCACCGATGACACATCAGAACAGAGTTCTGATCAATTCTAACTTTATTTGATTATGAAAAAATTTCTTTGGGTTGAGCAGTATCGTCCCAGCAAGATTGCTGACTGTATTCTTCCTGAGAATATTAAAAAGTCATTCCATGGGTTTGTAGAACAGGGAGAGATCCCTAACCTGCTTCTCGCTGGATCGGCAGGCGTTGGTAAGACCACCGTCGCTAAAGCACTGTGTGACGAGATTGGTGCTTCTTATATCGTGATCAATGGATCTGACGAGGGACGCTTCCTAGACACTGTGAGGAACCGTGTGAGGCAGTTTGCTACAACGGTCTCCCTGACCTCTGGAGGCGCTCACAAGGTCGTCATCATCGATGAGGCAGACAACACCACTAGCGATGTTCAACTGTCTCTCAGGACCGCTGTGGAGGAGTTCCATAGTAATTGTCGTTTCATCTTTACCTGTAACTTCCCGAACAAGATCATTGAACCTCTTCACAGTCGCTGTACTGTGGTGGACTTCAAGATTAATACAGATCAAGCAGTTGCTCTACAGGGACAGTTCTTTGCTAGACTGAAAGAAATTCTTGACGAGCAAAATGTCGAGTACCAAGATAAAGTTCTGGCAAAGGTTGTTAAACGTTATTATCCTGATTGGCGTCGTCTCATTAATGAGTGTCAGCGATTCGCCGCTAGTGGTGGCATTGATGCTGCTATCCTTGCTGATGTTGCTGACATTAATCTAGATGCTTTGGTTCGTTCTCTCAAGAACAAAGAGTTCACTATCGTTCGTAAGTGGGTTGTTGATAACATCAACAATGATCCTGTTACTGTGATGAGGAAACTCTATGATGTCTTGTATGACAATCTCAAAGGAGCATCTGTTCCCGAAGCAGTTTTGATCATTGCCAAATACTCTAGGGACATTCATCTTGTTCCTGACCAAGAGATCAATCTCTTGGCATGTCTGACTGAGATCATGATGAGTTGTGAATTCAAATGATTAATCTAAACAATCCTAAAACAGATACGTATTTACAACTGAAGGAACATATTCTTTCAGAACACTTTCCTTGGTTTCATTACAGCGAAACTCTAGAACCTGGGTCTGATTTGGATGGGTATGAAGATAGTCCATTCCTCAGTCACGGTTTTTTGATTCGTCCTGGTGTCGATAATAATTATTATAGTAGAGCTAACTCACAGGATTTAGGTCTTCTACAAGAAGTGTTTAGAGAAATTTGTTTTGTGAACGGGATTAATCCTCAAGTAGTTTACAGAATGAATGCTAACTATACTGTTCCTACAGAGAAAAACTTACCTTCTCCTCCACATGTGGATCATGACTATCCACATAAAA